GCTGCGTCCCATGAAATCTCCGCCAGCGCATCTAAGTGCTTCGGATCGCTGAAATCAAACTTGTCCCGAAAGGCCGTAGCCATTGAGACGGAAATATTGGACGTCATCTGCACGCGTTCTTGTGGGCTCATGCTTCGTCCTCCTTCGCGGCAGTGGCGCGCTCATACGTTGGCACCTGAAGGTTGAGTTTACCAACCACCTCATTGGGCGTGAAAGTCAGCGGCTCTTCGCCGTCCGGTCCTTCGTTCGTGCCTCGCCGGGCGATGATGGCCTTCTTGGCGGTTATGACGCGCCGCGCCTGCCGAATCGGCGTGCGGCTCTGCGTCTTGCTGCCTTCCTGCACCCACGGCAAATTATCGTCGTCCACGTCGCGTGCGTCGATTGTCTCATTGACTTCGCGCTTCGCGTCACGGCGGATAAACTCGCCCTTGTCGTCGAGATAGATGCCGTACCGATGCACCGCCTGCTGGGGGTCGTTGTCCAGATACCACTTGACCACCTCGTAGTCGGAATCGCCGGAGGGCTTGCCTTGCAGCTCATCGGGCAACGCCTTGGGTGCGCCCTTGGTTTCACCCTTGATTGAGATTGTGCGAATCACCAGACCGCTCTCTTCCTTTCCCTTGTTGATTGTGCCGATTACCGAGCACGCCTGCTGGTAGAGTTTAACGGAATATTCTCGCGTGGCCCATTCCAAGTGGCCGCTCGCCCGGTTATAGTGCGCAACAACGATTTTGTTTCCCTCTTCCTCAATGGTCAGGTCGCCGTTTTTAAGCAACTTGACCACGACTGTCGCTAGTTCATTGGTTTCATTCATGGCAGTTTAGTTTTTGATTACCCTCGTTTTCTTTGGGTCTCGGGTTTGAGCCCGAGACGCAATTGCTAATTGTTTTTGGATTTCACGCAAGATGCTTTGCGCACCGTCAATCTGGGCAGCCGCGAGTGCGATCTTTATTCCATCCCCGTTATCCCTCGAAAAGACGAAGCCGTTGCGTTGCGTACCCGCAAAGTTCTCAAGGTGGTCAAGAAATCTTTTCTGTGCATCGGTGCGTCCGCGTGGCTGACCGAGGACTTCGGCAAATGCCCCAGCGAGGCGCAAGGTTTTGGCCTGGGATTGTTCCTTGGCTTCGGAGAGCGGGAGTGAGGGGAGTTCATTCATTTGGAGGCAGCTTGTTTTTTCTGAGATTGGTCTTGCGCTTGCTCCTGCATCCAGTCGGGAGCACCGCCAAGATTTTTCCCGGCCTTGGATACTTGCTCTGCCATCTGCGCGGCACGTTGAGCCTGCTGAATTTTTGCGCGCTGGGTTCGGATGGCCTCGACGCTGTTCGGGCCTTTCTTAGGCCGGATGTTATCGGGAGCCATGCCGGTGTTTCGGCCATAGCCAACCACAGACTCGTCCATGTCAAAGTTATCCCAAAGCTCAGGCTTCTGCTCGGCTATCTGCCCAACGAAAGCGAATGTCTCTTCAACGCCACGGTTCTTGAGCGCACGAAGCGCGTCATTAAATCGACTGGTGGCTATAATCTCCGGCATAGCCAGCCCGTGCTTTCCCGGGCCGACTTGTTGCATGAGAGAGTGTGGGGCTTGTCCCAGTCTTCCCGACCTGAATGCGATACCAAAGGCCCGCCTCATACACGGGTTAATAAACTCCATGACTGACCGGACATCCACTGCGCTGATATTTTGCAACTGCTCGGCTAACCTCTGGCTAATTTCAAATGCCGTCATCTTCTTGTCGATCAATGGCTGGGAGTTTAGAAGCTTGAACACGTCGTTGTAGCAGGCATCCCGGATGGCCTTTCTGCGGCCCTCCTGCATTTCAAGGCCCAGTTTGTACTCGCTAACCGTTCCCCACTCTTGGGGTCTAGTCTCCATGTCCGGCACAATCGTCTCGCCGCCCGGCCTAAGGTCAACATCCCCGTCAATGGCCTCCGGCGTTATGAAGCGCGGGTTGACGTGAAGCTCAGCGCTGGCATCTAGGTACTGCTGGACATAGTTGACCTGACGCGCATCAGGCAACGCCAAGTAGCAGGGGCCATACCCCCACACCGTCGCCCACTTCTTGAATCTCCTACACAAAATAGGGCTCTCGTCATAACCGCTCTCGCGAATCGTCTCCTTGAAATCAAGCGCTATGTAAACCGACGCCACAGGTTTGCTCGCGCCATCTTTTCGCCCCGTCAGCCGCTTGCTGTCCTCGCGCGGAAATATGCAATGGAGGATCGTGAATTGCTTTTGTTTGCCCGCCTCGCCCTTGCTTTGCTTCTCCATCTCGGTCGGAATCACGTCGCCAGGCTTGTTGAACTTCTGGCATACCTGCCGGTAGGTCATCTTGATTTCGCGGCGGGCCGTATCCACGATTCCCTTATAATCCTCTTCGATGGTGTAGGTCCCAATCTGGCAGTGGACGAAATTATAAAGCTCGGTGCCGCCCTCGCTCTCATCCATGATAATCAAGTCGGTGGCGAATGCCGCCAGTCCAATGTCACCCATCGCCTTCACCGCGTAGAAATTCGACCGGCCAAACTCCTCCATGATCATGTCGGAGGCTTCGCCCAGCCATTGCACGCCAGTGTCGTCATCCTTCAGTTTCAACTTCTTCGGCACACCGTATTCCGCCCACGGCTGATTCGGAGGCGTCCACCAGTTGAAGAGGCCAGCGCCTAATGTCTCGACCGCCTGAATTAGCGTCGTGTCGAAAATGCGATCTGTCCAGTCGGTTACGCCCTCGGTCTTGGTGGTTGTGATATTTGACTCTTGGGGAAGGGCGTACTGGGCGATGAACTGAAAATCCGTATCACGTTCTGCCTTCCTCTTCGCCGTCAAATTGGCGTGAATCTTCAACTGCTCCTGCGCGAGTTTATCAGGCATATATCACCCAAGTTTCGTTTTGTACGCAGTGATAGGGCTCGCCTCACCAGCAACGTTTTTAGCTCCTGGAACAAACCCGCCTGTATCGCCCGCCAATATCGTATTCTTAACCGATTTCTGTAAAAGGTTTTGCTGCGCCACGTCCTGCTGGGCCTGCAAAACAGCCTTGTTAGTATCCGTCACTGGAGGCGCAGGCGTCGGCACAGGCGCGCTTACAATCCCTCCTCCGCCGCTCGGTGGACTTCCCATTAAATCACCGCCTCCTGCGTTGTTTGCATTGTGAGTCGCTTTAAACGCGATAGCTCAACCCAAGTCAACTCAAGTTTGCCCTCGCGCATGCGGTCGAATCCAACCCAATTGTATTGCGGCACCAACCCTTGCGATGCCCAAATGGCGCTCATGTCGCCGCTGAAGGCGTGAAAGTACCAAGCGTCAGACCGATACGGCGAAAAAATCGTGGTGCATTCCCTGACCTCGGATTCCGGCGCAAACCGCGAGACCGGCCTTGCCATGCAGAAGAATTCAGGCGTCGAAAAAAGATAGCAGTGTTGCAGATGCCAGCCAACGATCTTGCTAAAATCAGCGTCGGGCATTTTGTCCCGGTACTGGGAGTATATGCGTTCGTATGGAGATTGCACAGAGGTCATCCAATCGCGCCTGCTCGCTTCGCTGCGCGGCGGTTATTTGTTTTTTCCGTTTGTGCGTGAAATGAAGAGAAACGCCAAAGAGAAGGAGGATAGTTAAGGAGGAAACAATGGTTGTTAAGCAAGCTTATTCGGGAATTAACAATGCAAGCCGTTGAGCGCGTATCGTTGTAACGCCGGAACTATTTTCGGTTAACAATACCTAAATCTTAAACACGCTGTGCCGCCTGAACTTGTCCTTGGTTGGTCTCGGCAGGCCGTCAGCTCGGATCACCTGACGGTTGGTGTGTCGTGCCTCGCGTGCTGTGAAGCTCGTGCCGTCGATCATGCCTAGCCGGTGAGCCTCGGCCAGCGTGCGCAGAGCGTCGGCACCGTGGCTGTATTGGTCATGAACGGGAACATCCGTTATCAGTCCGCTAGTGGCGTCTTCCTTCTTCGTGTAGTAGTCGCAGCAATCGAGTCCACTCGGCATTTCCATTTCGCCCAAGCTCCACGTCTCGCCGCAGCGCACAGAGTTGAAGTGCAACCTCGGGAACAACCCGCGCAGATGGTTGATGCTGTCCCAAAGGACAGGTGTGCGCGGTACGATCTTTATTCTCGGTATGCCAGCCGCGCGCAGGTCATCCTCAGCCGTGCGGCCCTGCCTATCCTTGCGGCTACCATCATGCGGAAGGAACACGGTGCCCATCGTCAGGTTGTTGTTGTTGGCTATCACCAAACATTTGCCCGCGTAGTAGCTCGGAAGCTCCCCCGTCTTCGCGAAATACTGCTGAAGCATGATGTCACGGTTCTGCATTTGCGCCGCCCAGACCGACCAGTCATCTCCGCCAATGGAGTGTCCAATGTCGAAAAAGAAATCAATAGGCACAGTAGGGTCGAAGGCCACGCTTCCTATCCTCCCCTCGCGCCTCGCCGTGTCCATCTGAGGCCCGTAGATAGCGTTGGCTATTGAAACATTGGTGTCCGCCTCCATCTGCATTGCAAACGCGACCTCGCCCATATGGGACTTCAGGGAGGCCAGCTCCTGCGGGTCGATGATGCCGGTTTCGCTCGCACGAAGCAAAAGCTGGAAGTGCCCTGACGCGCCACGGTATTTCTCGTACCGCTTCCAAAGGTTGTGCCGGCCACGCAGAATCCCCATGTGAACCGTCCAACCCTTGCGGTCACTAAGCGCCGGCATCACCACGTCATCAACGCTGGGCGGTATCTCGTCGCACTCGTCAAACACGATGCCGTCAAGGTATAGCCCCATGCCACGGTCATTGTCGGCCCCGTAGATCGTGACGCGCCCACCGTTGGGGTATTCCACGAATAGCTCGCTCTCGCTCACCTTGATCCCGGGTATCGGCTGGCTGAACCGCTTCAGGTATTGCCAAGCGATGTCTTTGGCGCGTACCCGCGTTGGAGCCATGAAGGCGAAGCGCGGAGGGTTAACGGCTTGATCTTTAGGTAGGACGAGCGTGAGGCAGCGGCGCTGAAGGTCGTTGATGGCAGCAACGGTTTTTCCTGCGCGTCTATGACAGATGAGTTCCGCCCATCGTTCCGTGCGGGCGTGGAACGGCTTGAAAGCTTCTCGGGGTTTATAGGCGATTTCAATGGTTGGCATGGATCAGTCGATCCATTTAACAAGAAACTCCCCGCCGGCACCAGCGCCAACAACTTGCTGAACCGGGCGGCCCCAGGCAATTTCGTGAAGTGCAATCGTGGCCTTGGTTGCTACACCCAAATCCTCGTTCTGCTCGCTCAGCTCAATTAAACGGTTGATGTTCTCTTGGGTTCTTTTGCGAGCAATGGCCTGCACGTCAGCATACGCTTTTGGTCGGCCTCTGCCTAATTTATTTCCCGGTTGAAATGGCATGTTAAACGATTGTTAAGACACCGAATAAACTTGACAGTTTTACAAGTCAACTCCCTTAACAATCCCTCTGTGCAACCCCAGAGTGGCCCAGAATTAGTTACTTCCCGCCCGGATTGATGATGCCGTCAAGAATGCCGTCGCCGGTTTTTACCGGGTCGGCGTGAGGTGCGTGTGTTTTCATAAATTATCAGTATAACTGCGTTTCTCGACTGGATTGTGTCAAGAAAAAACGGCCTTTTCGGTTTTGACGTTTGCGAACAAATTCAGGCGGACATGGCTTTTTCTTGGTGCGCCTTCTCGACCTTCGCCTCGTCGGGCTGGCCTGCGGGTTGGGTGGGGTCGTTCATTTGCGTTTCCTCGTGATCTCTTTGGCTATCTCAGCCAAGTGTTGCACGTCGTATGGGTCTATTCCGGCAAAGTTCACCGGCCCGCAACATCCTAAGACGTATTCAGCCTCAACCTGACAGCCATGCGAAGCTACAAGGGTTGCAACCGCACAATAGTAGCCGCGCCTAAATTCCAACTCTAGGCGTTCCTTGGATTGCTGTTGGGTCATGCGCGTGCTCACGCTCCACCCGCTTTCT